CCGCCACTGAAGGCGCAATGAGTCCTCCATGATAACTTATCATGAAAAGTCTAAAATCACTTTACTACACAACCCTTTCGAGGTTTTAATAGAAACTATTTATCATTATTTCAGATAACTTAGTGACTAAGATATAGTGAGACGTTTAGTAGAAATTAGTTCCATCTGCTCCAGTCATTGGAAGTAAATCGCGGTGGGTTTGCATAATTGCATAATCCAACTTACGATAGAACTTACCAAAATCTTTGGCAGCTGACCGGTCATTCTGAGTTCCCCAATTAAGGAGAGCCGGAACGATCTGAGGGCTTCTATCTGCAATCATCTTGATATCATCCCAGTTACCTTCTCTATTTTGGAATAGGAAAGTAGTTTCTTCAATTATTTCATTTTCTGTTTTAACAACAGAAATTAAATAAAGATATAAACCCGGGTTAAATGGTAAAGACAACAGCTCAAGTAATCTAAGAGCTCTGCTTTTAACACCTGTAATACGGGGGATGTTTTTGATAAAATCATCCTCCATTTTACGGTTTGTTCGCACTTTATCACGTAATTCAGTTATAAGAGTCTGTAATAGACCATTATAAAATGAATAACGTATAAGTAATGGATCCCTCATCTCACCATAGGAACACCAACTCAACACTCTTGTGTCTAGTTGGCCTTTGGGATGAAAGCATCCAGTTAAGCCGAACATCGTGTTTAATGCTAAAGCCATATGTGAGGAATAAGTTCCTGGCATATTAGGCAATAGATTTAACAAATGGCCAGAAGTATCGAAATAACCTTTTTGGTGTGCTTCATACAATAGACTACCTAATGCACCGTGATTTCTGCTACAGTTCAGGATATTACCTGGACCAAGCGGTGAAATCTCACCATAAGGTGTAAGCCAACGTTTAGCAAATTCAACCACATCATAAGATATAATTGATTTACTAGGATTGATACCTACACCTAGTGTGTGCATCAGTTCCTGGTAGTGAGCGGCGACTCTATCGTTATTAATAACAATATCATCACCGAGTACGCAGTACTGTCTAAAAGTATTTTTACTGAAGCCAGCTCTTATTGCAGCAATTTGTACTATAACATGATGTGTTACAGCCAACATTCCCCAACTCGAGTAGGCACCCATAGGTTGACCAACAGCGTAT